TGTACCATTAGTTCCATTTTTACCATAAAGATTAAATGAAATATCATATTGTGATGAGTTAACAAATACAAAATTTATATAATCTGAAACTAATGATACATTAAAGGTCATCCAAGTATGTCCACCAGAAACATAAGTGGTTGCTGATGAAGCGCTATAAATAATTTTATCACCATAACCTTGTTTACTTTCTATTTGTAAAAATAATGGAGCTCCTAAATTAACTGATGAAACTAAATAATTTAGATAGTTTGTATAATCGGTTCCATTAGAATAATAATAAAATGAAAATTGAGTTATACCTGATGGATAAGTTACATCAAGATTTACAAAAGAATCATATACCACACTTCCATTAGAATTAAATTTTGAACCTAATGGATTTGATGGTGATGTTGATCCTGATGTATATTGATATTGTATCCCTATTGAACCATCTTGTCCTGATGTACCTGAAGTACCATTTGTTCCAATACCTGAAGTTCCTGAAGTTCCGTTTATACCTGACGAACCATCTGTACCTGAAGTCCCATTTGTACCTGAAGTTCCGTTTATACCTGACGAACCATCTGTACCAGCAGTTCCTGACATTCCTGATGTTCCACTTGATCCTGATGACCCTGATGATCCGCTTGATCCCGATGATCCGCTAGTTCCACTTGTACCATCTGTTCCTGATGTCCCCGAAGTTCCAGATGTACCCGTACCTCCTGTACTACCTGTTACAGTAATTGTATTACCTGAAGCATCTAATGCTAAAAATGTTGTACTTGATCCTGAACTTAATCCTGAAAATACAATGGTATTACCAGCAGATACAATAATATCTTCTCCATTGGTAAAATTACCTTGAAATAATACTTGACCTAAATCAGGGGTTGAAGCAGTAATACCTGATAATGATATAGGATAAATCCCATTGTCGGTTCTAATCCATAAAGCATCATCGGCAACGTTACAATACATTTCACCAACAAATAAGTCAGTAGGAATCATCTCATTTAGTGTGGTCCCTGTTGGTATGGTTGGAACTTGTCCTGTTTGACCAGTTCTTTTTAATAATAATCGTGAGTATTCAATCTTATCAGACATTCTTTTTTTAATTAAATATTTTAGTTTGGTGATTGTTTTTATGAACTACAGAAATGTACCGCTATACAATCAGAACAAGATCCAATACTTACATCTAATAATGTTCCTATAAAAGCAGGACTTCCAATTTTTTCTTCAGTTAATTGATAACATTGTCCTCCAACTAACACTAATCTTCCAACTAATCCTGATGATGGTAATACAGTATATATCTCATCAGCACTACAACAAGAACTAGCCAAATACATAATACCTGAAGATGGTGTCGGAGTTGGAGTTTTTGTTTGTGTTGGAGTATTTGTTAATGTTGGGGTAACACTTGGTGTTAAAGTTTGAGTTTTTGTTATCGTTGGTGTAATACTTGGAGTAGGAGTTAAAGTAGATGTAGGAGTTGGGGTTGGTGTAGGACTTAGTTCGATAACAATTGGTTCAGGATCACTACCATTTATAATTGGTCTTAATTTACTATCTCCACCATAATTTCTTACAGATTGATAAGTACCATCAATAATATCTATAAGATTTGTTTTACCAACATACATTACAGTTTCATATCCAGCTTCAGTAATGGTTGGATAATACCATCTAAACCCATCAGAATTCAATACAAGGTTACCTACAACGATTGAATCACTCTCAACTGAGTTATGATTATTTCCAACAATTAAAACGTTTCTGGTGTCGGCATTTACAGTATTTCCATCACCTAATACCAATACATTTTCTGATGATGGATCAACATAATTACTTGTACCTTTAACAATTACCGTATTTGAGTTGATAATATTTTGATTTTTATTCATCTCAAATGGTCTTTCAACATATACAGCTCCACTTCTCAATTGGAATTCAGGAGCAACTCCATTACCACCAACAGGTGGATATCCTGTTTGTACTCCCCAAGGCTCACCAGGTGTACTAATAATTGGTTTTTTGGCTTGACAGAAACCATTTGTCCAATATCCACCAAAATATAAACAACATTCTTGAGTAATTGGTTGAGCAGATGGGGATACAATTATCCACCCCCATTTAGTTTGTTTTACATATACATCATCAGGACAATCAATTTCAGATGTTGCTACCTCACTATTATCATTATAGAAGATATCTAAGTCATTTAATTTATATAAAATTACTTTTGTGGTTCTATCTATAGCATTTGGATTATAATCTTCAATCCTATTTACCCTCCAATATGCGTTATCAATTAAAATTATATCTCTAAAATCAAATTGATTTAGATCACTTGGAGTAAGATAAAAATATGCTTCTAATAGTTTGGCATTAACATCAGTAATATCGTTAAATGTAGATAGGTAAAATTGGTTAATAAGGTTATTTGATGGACAACATAACGATGTATTGTAATATAATGTGGTTGAATTATTCCATTCCAATGTATATTCAGGATCAAATGGGTCATCATACATACCAGCATATACATAGGTCCAACTATAACTGATTGTACTTGTTGGGTTATCTCTTAATCCAATTCTAGTGGTATTGGCTTGTATTGTTTGAGTTAATTTCTTAACAAATAAAATACGAGGTTTAACTTTAGCTGGTCTTAAATTGGAATTACCATCAATATCACAAAAGAATGGAGCCACATATGGTGTAATGAAATTATCACTTACAGGGGTTGGGGCTAATTGTAATTCAACTTTATTAACAGTTGTTGAAAAGTCATTAATAAAATCAATATAAGCATCTCCATATATTCTACCAGATGTCTCTTCATATAATTTATTATAGTAATCACTATCTTGAGTATATGTAAATTCATATGATTTAACATCTAATTCACTCATTGGTGTCTGCTTAATATCTTGATCATAATCCAATTTATATGTCCAATCACGAACTAATTGTTTGGAAGCATAATAATCATCTCGTGGTTCAATGATGAGGTTATTAGGATTGTTAGGATCATCACTTACAATCAAGTTAAACATCTTCACAACATCAATAAAAAGATCTCTCATTTTAATTGTTGGTAACATTGTTGATAACCTTAATAAATTATTAACATTGTAATTGACATTGGTTGCTGGTTTGATTTGAATTCTATTTGGACTTCCCCCTCTTGTTAATGGATATACTACAGCTGCTACCAATACTTTATCAACATTTGAAGACCAAGTAACACTAGTTGGATAATATAAACCAAATGATATTCTAATTTTTTCACCTGTATTTAACCATACTGATGGAATATTCATATTCATAGCATACTCGGCATCAGATAACCACCAACCTGGCATAAAACCTGTTGATGGTACTGTGGTATTACCAAACGCACTTCTACCTGTTGAGTTAGCAAGTGGTGGAGTAATACTTAAGTTACCTGTAGTATATAATTGTGTTTGAACCCCATTAACACCAACCTTATATATTCTAGCATTATAAGTTATTACTCCTGAAATCCATTTAAAATTTGATCCTGTCTCGTGTCTATAATACATTTGAAATGCTGTATCTACATCTACTTCATAGAATCCTGGAACTGTTGCTGTATATTGTGAAATACTTTGTGGTGTCCCCAAATATACCCATTCATTAGATGGATCTTGATATTGTTGACCAGCTACAAATGATGTCTCATCACTATAAGGAACATACCAAGAACCATTTGTTGTATTACTCCACCAAGTATTTGTTTTCTTTAACATTGGGGATATAGCTGTAGTTCCACATAGAAGACATTGTGGTATTTGTGGTGAGTTAATCCAATTAAGTTGTAATCCATTATATAATGGTGAAGCCATTGTATATCCAACAGTACTAGCAACCCCCACTCTTACGGTTCTATCAAGGATATTTTGACTATCATAAGTTGGATTATCCGTTGGCATTACCAATGATTTAAAATAATCAGAGTTAAAGAAATCGGATGTATATGTATATCCCGCCCATTGGAACATTTTATCCATCAATGTTTTTAGATATACAGCAGGATTTAAATCAAAAGCGTTAAATATTTTATTTGATACAGAATTAGACCCATTTACAGTAAGTGGATAGATATAACCAACACCAGGATTTTCATTTGTAAGAACACCATTTATGTAAATATCGTTATTATATGATAATTGAATATTAGTTATATTACGATAGTGATCATATTCATCTAAATTTAATTGAGCAATATAATAATCAGCAAAAGCCACAATTATATTCTTAAATAAACCTGTAATTACGACCTCATATTCAACCAATTTTTGATTAGTAATGATATTAAGAAGTTGTAAATTTCCATAAAATACGATCTCATCACCAATTGCTATTTGAACGGGTAATGATTTTTTTGGATTAAATGATGTATTAGATATATCAATATTGATCTCAAATATATTTACAAAGAAAGCATTGTTATTTGGGGTACCAGGAATAACGATTGTTTTTGAAAATGAAGCCTTTTTTGTTGACACATCTTCAATATCATCAATCTGATATGTTAGAGATATATCAAAATCATCGTAGGTATCTATCTCTTTTCCCCTTGATATAATCTTAAATTGGTTAATAGCCGCCATTAAAATCTAAATTCATTGTTACTTACCCTCACATTAAATGTGTATGAGAATAATTGCTCGTTTATGTTCTTATATATTTCAGTTTTTGGTTGATCTAAATGACAGTTAAATAAACGATTGTCAGGGGTTTGAATATATACGGAAGGTGATTGTACCAAATCCTTAATTAAATACCTCTCAAACTCATATAACCACCCTGAATTCAACGTTAATGACTCTCTACTTCTCTCATAAAAAACCTTTTCCCCCACTCCATAGTCATCATAATCAAATGTATTATTATCCCATTTACCTTCTTGTTGATAATATGTCTTCTTCTCACTCTCAATATAATCACGGGAGATATAAATAAAAGGGTAAGAGATAAAAGATCCATACTGATCTTTCCACATTAGATGATATACCTCATACATTGAACAATCTCCATTCAATTTGAAACAGATTTTATTACTTGATTGAGATGGAATACCTGTAGAATTATAAGTGTTTACAGTATAACTAACAATGTTATTAACATAGTTATTGAATACGTTAGTATAATTGACATATGGAGACCCACTAATTTGACCTAATCCAACAGGAGAATAAAAATCTATACTACCTGTTGGTTTTGGTATGTATATTGATCCTAATGTAGCACCAGCAGCATTAAAGAATTCATAGAACATACCATCAGCAAATAATGAACTATTTTGGTGAGCCAATAAGAAGGCTATCGTATTAGGTTCAATTCTATAACAAGTGGCTCCTGATAAAATGGTTGAAATATTATTACCACTGAATGGTCTATTTTGAATTACATATGGATCAAATGCTGTAACTGAATAATCAGGTCTATTGATATGAGCATTATACACACAGAACCCACTATAGTTTATATAGGCGTTGATATTTTGTTGTAATATATTTCCCGAATATTTGATAATACCTGAAATTGGAACTGATGATCCAGCCCAAGCAACATCTGTTTTAATAACCACACCATATGTTGGATCTACATAGATATCTATAATCGTTGCTGTAGTATTATAAGATGGTTTTGGAATACCATAGATATAACCTGGTATAGATGAGTTACCTTGAAATGCTTGATAAGTTACAAGTGATGTAAGAGTTGGGGCTGGTGTTGGTCTAACACTTGTATTACCATTGTAATTTGTGATCACAGTTTGACCAGCAACTTGAATTGGTTGTCCCCCCGTAAATGAATGTGATTGAGATGAGTTATATCTAGCAAAACCTGCTGGTGCTGTACTGTTTGAAATTGAGGTATAAGCCCAAGCAACAGGATTTTGTTGTATTTGAATTACATCCCCAATTTGGAATGGTATACCTGTCAATGAAGTTATTGTTGAATTATAAAATCCTACTGTACCTAAGAAAATATTATCCTCAAATTCAAAGACATATTGACTTTCATATCCAGCAATGATACCAAAACATTTCTTGGTATCAGGACCATTATAGGCTAACTGATAATTTACAGTTTGACCTGTTAAGTTTTGTGATACTTGATCCTTCATAACGTTACTCATATCCAATTTACCGAATCCTTGTTGATCGGGGGATAATTTCCATTTATAAAATTTAGAAATAGGTATAGGAAACGAGGTAAATAAAATTGATGGAAATAAATCAATTACAATTTTTGTAGGTGAGGTTACCAATATAATATTATAGTATCCTGTTTGTTGATTAGAAGCAATCGTATCATCTAATAGAATTGTATCCCCCTTCACAAATGAATGTGGGGTTGAAGTTGTTAATTCCGTATATATGGTTGATTGATACGTATATGGTGCTGCTGCTGATACATTCACAGTATCATATGTAGCATTAATAATATATTTGAATTGTTGTACTTGATTGTAATCATCATCAAATACCTTTAATGGAACCGCTGAATAAGCAGCCATATATTGATATGGTAATGTAATCGCTGAATAAGCCATAGAATATTTTTAATTAAATATTCCAAATAGACAAGTGTTTTTATACACCTTTATCAAATTTAATCTGAGCTGCTTGATAATTTCTTTCCAATAACTTAACGATGTTATTAACCATTCTCTCCTCGTATATTCTATTAGCGTTTCTTGATGTCTCTATAATATTAAGTGTTTTTCTAATTACATTGGTTGGCTTGATACCAAATCTATGAATATTCTTTTGAGCACCATAAGCAGCACCTTCAGGTAATCCTTTTACTCTCGCCCATCTTAATAGGGGAGCAATTGGGGGGTATTTAGCCCCCGCTCTTCTACCTTGATCAACATATTTCAGGTAATCCTCACTTAATAATTGTACTTGAATCCCCTGTGCTGTTGGTTGTAATCTATAATTTATTGATCTAATTAACCTACCTGTAGCAACTTTTGGAAACGGTCTTAAACCTGATCTTGATGGTATGGTATTATTCTTCAATAGGGTAACAAGGATCTTTACATAATCCTTACCAAATTGATTGGCTAATACAGGATCAATAAATGTATCCTTAGCCATTTTCTAATTGTCTTTTCAATAATTTAATTTGTCTTTCCAAGTCCATTATCTTTAATTCTTTCATAACTAATAATTGTTCTAAATCAGTTTGAACTGGCTTAGGTTCTAATTGAACCGCTTTTTTACTGTCGTTGTGGATTACTTGTCCATCTTTAATAATTTTGATACTCATATATTTTAATTTTTAATAGTTTATATGAAATTAGGAATATAATTCTGGCATGGTATTGAAACATTCCAACAACAACTAATATTAGCAATTGTTTGACCAACCCCCAAACTTGAAGAAAGATCTAATACATAAGTTTGTTGTCCAAGTGGATATGTAAATGTTGGGTTAACAACTGTACCTGTTGATCCTGTCACAAATATTTCACCTGTCCATGCACATTGATTTGGGCCAGGCCCTATATTCCAAAATGTATCCCAACATTGTATATTGATTTGTTGACTTGTTGCTCCTGTTACATTAGCCGTAAAATATTGATATACTGTTACAGGTGATGGAGTAGGGGTAGGTGTTGGTGTAGCAGTAGGTGTTGGAGTACTTGTTACTTGTGCTGGTGTTGGAGTGGGGGTATCAAAATATGGATTTTCAGGTATAATACAGTTCACATATTTTAATTTCAATATAATTCTAGCAACAATACCTGTTGCTTTATCTGTGGTCTCGTCTACAGCAGGATAAAATGTAACATCTTGGGAAATAAATATTCCATAGGTCTGCCAATTTTGGGCTATATCTGTTAATAAATCCTGTAGAACTTGTAACATATCACTCAAGATCTCTTGTGAATTGTCTGATGGGAATCCATTTGTATCCAAATAGTTCTCTTGAATATTGATCTTATCCATAAACATAATGGAAAATGATAGTTCAGGTATAGCAGTTTTATTGTGACCCGCTTGAGCTATGGTACTATCATCGTTCATCATAACCCACATATATGGGAAATTCATTTGTCTTGAAGTACTGATATCGTAAGGTTCCCCAAATCCAAAATCATTCAAAAAATAGTTATTCTGTTGGAACAGTTGGAACCATTTTATCAATTGATTTAATGTTATTACGTTTGTTATAGCCATTATAATGAGTTTTTATTCTTTAATTCTTCTTTATTTTTAAAATATCCCAACCAATTCAGACAGTGTACATAACTCATTTTATACACCTCATCTTCTTTTAGATTCAATTTTTCCATCAGTGTGTATACAAAATCCAACCATACATATCGGTTATCCATTTTCTTTTTATCCCCCAAGAGCTTTTTAAATCTCTCATTTTCGGTAGTTACTTCTCGTTGTTTTTGGAAGAGTCCGTCATATTGTTGAGTAACGAATCTCTTCCAGTTAAAAAAAAATTGAAGATGTGGTTAATTTCACTAATTTTAATCTTCTTAAATTTCTCTTCACGAGACATAAATTTAGTATTATATTTTTCCAAGTTACCATTTTCCTTTTTCTTACGTAAAAATATACATAATAATTTAGGCATTACCTTCTTTACATCACCATTCACTGATTGTAATATCGTCTCAATTGAGATAATTTCACCAGCAGTATATTTATTAAACTCTGAATAGAGAAAATATTCCTCCCCATCCACAATAATTGACTCTTTTTTTAAGTCCTCAACTGGCTTATAAAAGAATTCTAAAGCCTTAATCAATTGCTTAAAATCATCAAAATCAATTTGTTCGATAATTTCTCTATCAATTCCTGATAATTGATGAATCAACTCAAATGAATAGAATGGTCCTTGATGGATATTCGTATCAATTGAATATATATTACTAAATTGTTCTATAGTAACTTCTGACCAATCACTTGGAAATTCATAATTTTTTACTTCTTCGTCATCTACTTGTACATTAATCTGTATCATATTTCTTTATATTAAAAATAAATATCTCCTCTATGGAAATGTTTTTATACGTTCATAAATCCCATTATAGGTCTCTTACTTCCTTCTTTTCTTACCCCCAATTTGGACATAGCCACATATCTTAAAGCATCACAGGCGTGGTTATGAGCATCAATGGGGGTTGTATCATATCCACCATCTCTATTCTTCTTCCACATATACTTCTGAAATTCATTAAGAATATTCTCTGATCTCTTGGTTACAAACATTTTCTTCTGTTGGAGTATTTGTATTCCATAGTTCACACTGTCTTTCCCCTTCTCAACTGATTTAACTTGATGTCCGTATCGTTTTAACTCTTGGATGGACTTGGGTTCAGCAGAGTCAGCAAAGATCTCACCAGAGACGTTATATTGTTTCATTAGAGATGATAGTTCAGAATTCAATAATCCTGTCTGATATACAACCTCATCTACAATAATATCATCATTGTATTTGTATAGAGCAATCAGAGCAGCAGGATCATAACTATATCCAAAGTCCAATCCATATCCTAACAATCTTGCTTCATCGGGGATCTTATCTATGGTCTCATAGTCATTGAAGATGGTCCCCTCCACTTGTCCTATTTCTCCATCAAGATATACCTTACACCAGTTATCCCAATAGGTTGAGGTCTTGGCTTTCTCTCTATTACTCTCCAACATCTTTACAACCTCATCAGATAACGCCTGATTGTCTTTATAATTGAGAATGATGAAATCTGTGTCAGGTTGATTTATAACCTCTGTATGAGCCCAAAATCTTGCTGATGGATTGTAGTCAAGATATATGTCCCCACTTGTACGGATGGCTAACTGAAGATAGGCTTCATAGTTAATTGAATTACACTCATTGATGTATAGGATCTGTCTTCTACCCCCACGTAGTTTTTCTTCACTATCAGCAGAGAAGAATTCAATATAGGATCCATTTGTAAATTCGTATCGTAAGAGAGTTTTGTTATAGTTGGAAGCAATATACCTACCTGTATCCTTCATAATCTTTAAGAAGTCACGTATGGCTCCTCTACGAAGGTGGGGGATACTTTCAGAAACAACAGATACTTCAAGACCAGGATTTTTAATACATCTATCAATCAACAGGATTAGAATACTGATTGTCTTTCCTGCTGATGAACCCCCCTGTACTACCTTAATTCTATTCTTAAGGGATCTGATTTTCTTTAATGCTGTTGTCTGTTTATAATTCATTCATCATCATCAGGAAGCAATGGTTGTTCCTGTATTGAAATCTCTTGTCTTGTTGGAGCATCAAATCCTGACATCTTTGAAATAAGTTCTATCGCCTTCATAGCGGTAGCATCTCTTACCCCCTTGTTGTTATTTTTGATTTCCACCAAATCATTTAAGAGTTCTTCTTTGGTTATTTGTAGTCGTTGTGCTGTCTTTTCTCCTTCTTGTTGGAGGTATTCTTTAATTCTAACATTATCTAACAATCTTGGACCACTTGCTCCAGCAACTTTATCACTGACTTTGTAGATAGATTTATATGCTTGAGTAGCATTCAATCCATTAGATAGATACTCATCACAGAATGATTTGTGTTTTGCTGATAAACTCATTACGATTTAGTTGTTTTTTTTCGTTTAGAACATTTGGTACATCCAACTTTCTTTGCTTCTACCTCATCAACATCTATAGGGACTTCAGGGAACTCAAATAACGATACTTCAGGTAGTGGTGTGATAGTTGGTATCACCTCTTCAAATATCTCTTGATCTGCTAACCAATTTAATATCATACTTTGTCCGTGTTTCATTTGAGCGGAACATTTGGTACATACCCTATACTTTGGATCAATCTTTTCTCTAATCACATTTTCCATATCTAAGGCATGAGGTTTACCCATTCTTGATAATGTGGCTAAAAAATAACAGTGGTTGTAAAATTCTTGTGTTATCATATACTCTTTTTAATTAAATATATGACTATTGGATTTGTTGTGAATAAAAGGGGTGACCATATTATCACCCCAATTATTACTTACAGTAGAAAAATAGGGGAGTTAAAAAAATAAAATAAAATCATAAATAAGACAACGGATCCTCCCCCAATGATTATTATAATTATAAGAATAAATTATTAAATATCAAAATTTATTTATTCATTATTATCTAAATAATCTTGAATGGTCTCTAATCTTTGACCAATTTCCTTACTGTAACCATTTTCAACATAATCTACAATTACATTTGTGATTGAGACCAATTCCTTTAATTTTAACGGACGATCTATTGTTACACTCCAATCTAATACTAATTTTAATGATGATTGAGTTGCTATCTGTCTGCTTGTATTCTGTCCCATATCTTATAATTCATTTAATAATTCCCATTGGGATAGATTATCATACTTCTTTTCCATATCGTGAACCTCAAGGTCCATCAAATCTTCATACATTTTAGCGGCTATGGCGTCTTTAGCATACTCTATTGAGTAATGTTCTTCCATTTGTTCTCTAATTTGTCTGTTTTTTTGTTCTAACCAATCCAAAAACTCTTGATCTTGGTATTGTTCCTCCATAAAGGCGTCTACTAAATTACACATATTTTATATTTTTTTACTGTTTATAGTACAAATATAATAGATGTTATCTTAATAATCAAATGGTTTTTGGTATTTTTTTCATAATTTCCACTTTTATTTTCTTTATTTCGTGGAATGATAGACAATGAGAGATATTATTTTCTTTGGCTATTTGTCTATGTGTTTTTCCTTTGAGAAAATATTCATGCCAAAGGAATTCTTGGAAGTAGGTTTTTGGAATTGTTGTATAGATTTTATCTATGATGAGGTATTTTTCTTCTTTATCTTGCTTGATTTCTATATCGGTATCATCAATAATTTCAAGATTATCTATATATTGGAAATCTTTTATTCTGGTATTCTTGTGGAATCCACTCGTTGAAGATTTAATTTGGTTTACACACGAACGAATGAAGTAGTATTTGAACCACCCGTCCTTGATTATCTGATCTACTTTCTCTTCATTCTCCAAAAATCCAATAGATAATTCACTGATTAGTTCAGGTATAAGATGGAAATTTGGGGTGATAATATTTCTCATTATCTCGTAGTATATACTACTCGGTGTCGCTATCTCCACTAATGTCCGTTTCAACATATAATGCTAATAAAATTAAAGGGGCTATACTTCGGATCTTATGACCTAAATCTTCATTAGAGGGGTTATCACTTATCAACGTGTCTAAAACCTCTAATATTGGATCCTTTTCTATGTTTATAATGGATCTAATTGTTTCTTCAAGTTGTCTTATTTCTTCACCAAGTGTGTTATCGTCAAATTTGTGAGCAATAACAGCGTCCAATATAAATTCTAAAATTGTCTTATTCATCAGATCCTTTAATTATAAATATACCTTTGTTTTAGAAACGTCAACTTTTTTTAAAATAATTTGACTTTTCTTTTTTTTATGACTATTTATTTTATATAAAAGTAGAAAAATATGGAAAAATCAGTAGAAAGTTTTGTCGTATATAGATCATTCTATGAGGCAATCAAAAACGTTGAAGATAAACAGGATCAGTTGAATTTATATAATTCAATGTTTGAATATTGTTTATACGGAACAACCCCCAATTTAACCGGTATTTGTGGAATAATATGGACATTAATAAAACCACAATTGGATTCAAATATGAAACGAAGAGAAGATGGTAAAAAAGGTGGGGCACCAAAAGGTAATAGTAACGCAAAAAAACAACATAAAACAACCATAGTTGATTTTGAAAACAACCACAGGTTGATTGAAAAACAACCTAATGTAAATGTAAATGATAATGTTAATGTAAATGATAATGTTAATGTTAATGAAAATGTTAATGAAAATGAGGTTGAATTAAATTTCGGTAAATGGAATAACTTATAATTTTAATAATATGACGAAGAGAGAGAAAGATATTCAATGGAGAAAAAACAATCCAAAGAGAGTAAAAGAATTAAACGATTTCCACAACAATAAAAGAAAAATGGAGAGAACCCTTCAACGACTTCAAGAAATGAAAGTAAACGAAGTAGAATGGTTTGATATGAAAGGATTTGAAGGAAAATATTTAATCAATAAAGAAGGTGAAATTAGAAGTTGTAAAACCTATAAGAAAAAATCAATTAGAACAGATAGAAAAGGATATAGAGTATTAACAATAGATTCTACAACATATTTACACCACAGGTTAATTGCTCTAACTTTTATTTGGAATGATGATCCTGAAAATAAAAAAGAAATAAATCATATCAATGGAGATAAATTAGATAATAGAATTGAAAATTTGGAATGGTGTACAAGAAGTTATAATATGAAGCACGCATTCTCAAATGGATTATGGAAATCAAATTTAATTGAATGGCATAAAAAAAGAAAACAAAAAAATGAAGAGTTACAATCAACTTCAGAAACAGATACGGGGATTAGTACTAGGGATGAGACAATGTAATAACATTCCTTACATAGATAGAATGGAAATAATTCAAGATACTTGGGTTAAGATAATACAAAAAATGAATGAGGGGGTATTGGAAGATGATTATGAAAGAATAAAAGGATACACATTTTTAATTGTTAAAAACTTTTGTGCTGGATATCATATTGCTAAATCCAAAATGAAGTATTCTGATGAGCCATACGAACCTTTTGAAGATCAGACGATACTTGATACCATTGACAAGGAGAAACTTCGGGAGATCTTATTAAAATCAATTCAGAGTAAAAAGTTTAGTGATAAAGAAAAGAGTATGGTAAAATTGATGTTGGAAGATTACGATGAATACGGAATCAAAGATATACTTCAATTAAAAGTACACGAATACGGTAGAATGAGACAGAAGGTATATACGAAATTGAAAACTGCTGTATTCAAAAGAGTTAAATATATCTTAAAAAATAGAAATGATGATAGTGTTTCAATACCATTTCAAACTATATCTCAAATTCAAAACTACTTAAATTATAAATATAGTAAGAATTATATCTCACAATCTATAACCAAGAATAAAGATATTGGTGCTTTTTATGTTGAGAAAATAGAAAAACCCACTGAATAGGTGGGTTTTTTATTATAGGTTAATTTGATTATTTTTCTCTTGCTGGTGGGAAATTTGTACCATTAGCATATGGAACCATACCCCCAACTTGTACATTACGTGGTTGCTCATTAAATGGAGCCTTAACCAAATTCTTTGACTCTGTATCGTATTTGTATTTAACCCAAATATGTTTACAGTTAGCACCACCTCTCCATTCAAATACTGAATAGGTATCAGAACCACCTTTACCAAGACCAGGGTTTGAAGAATTTAATCTTACAATATCTTCATACCTCATCAAAGCAGCATTCGTTCTACTTACAGTCATCTTACAAAATCTTCTTGTCTTTGGTCCAACAAATGAAGGTCCATATTCCGTTGAGATATATCTATATAAATTGATCACACGGAACTTCTGTTGTTCAGCAAATTGAGTAGTAGCGGATGGAATTCCCTTATCATCATCATTAAGATCCCAAATATAATCCAAGTTATCCAAATCAGATATAGTTACCCCCAATCCATCTATTGGAAGTCCAAGGTTATTTAATACCTCAAAGTATTCTTCTTGATTTGCTAGATCCTCAAAAAATTTGTATTTGTAGTCATCTGAAAGTTTTGGATGATGTAACACCTCATCCATACTCCAATCGTTCGTTATATCACACATATCGTATCTTAAATTTAATTTTAACAGTTACCATCCCAACAAGGACCGAACCCACAAGGGTAAATTGATCCATATGGTTCGTACCAATTCATTATATTACCTCTAACTCCACCATAAGGCATATACATACCGGTGAAATATGACTGTGCTGTCTTTGGTAAGTTATCTAAAGCATCAGGATTTGAATACCAAATAAACATTGCCGGATGATCCAATAAGTATTTTACCATTCTTCTTTTATAAAATTCAGCCATATCAAGTATTGCTGATCTCAAATACTTAATTTCATCCAAATCTGCTGGTGTTGAAAACTCACTTGACTCTTTTGATACGGCTTTATTTGTAGATTTGAAGTTTAAGAATGGAAACATAAGGTAAAATGCGTATTGAGCAACCAATGGTTGTACATAATTTCTCATAAATGCCTGTTCATCGTTTGTTAAAGTATTGTTTTGAACGGCTGTATTCAAAGCATTTATACCTGTTTCACCAATCCCCTCTTGTACGATTGTTTGTTGAGCCTGTACAATGTATGGTAAAATCTTATCATCGTCCACATTGTCCTCAATTGGGGTGTTCTGACGAAGATATGTTGTTGATATATAATATACTATTGGTGTGTAACTCATTAGATTATAGTATTAGTTGTGTTTATTGTTTCAGTTGGTTGAATTGGTTGTGGTTCTCCCAACATTCTTCTTGCTACAACAGGTGGAATTCCATAGATCAATTCAAGAATTGCTGATCCACTATCAATTGTTGTAATACCTTGTGCTACCGATGCTTGGATTGATAAGATACCTTGAACACCACCAACAGATCCTTTAAGTTCTGCTTGTGCTTTCTCTTGTACATTTAAGTCCTCTGCTGCTGGTATAGTTCCCTCGTCAGTCAATAATCCTGTCTCATCCACATCAGAGTATTGTTTCAATCTCAAAGGTTCTGTAAATCCAATATCTTTAAGAACACTATTCAAAGCGTATTCCAATTGTTCCTGTCTTTGAGTTGTATAATATACTTGTAATTCAGCCATCATTTCCTTACGTTCAGATGATGATCCCAATTTACCGGGTTCAGTGCTAATCAATGAAATTGGAAATTCGTGTGCCATAGTAATTTGTTCTACCACTTGGCTTTGTAACATCAAAAATCTCTCATCAGAGTTATTTAATTGGATTGGTATTAGTTCAGGTTTACTGTCTCCACCATCAGAATAGGTAATCATTATTTTACCAGCACCATCTGCTCCCTTATAATTTCTTTGGAACTCACGGAAGAACATATTTTGTTCATCTTGAGTTGGTATTCCATTAGCAAAATTCAAAATGAACGAAGGGGAGAACCCTTGTCTTACTTGATTTACGTGAAATTTACTAATTTGATAATCTAAATCAATCCAATTTATTGCCGTTGAATAATTTGGAATAGGATATAAATTAGTGTGGGCTGGATTTGGTTCAATATAATAAAGTAATTGACGACCTGTTCTATCTGTAGGATCATATTTTTTAATGTATTCAGGTTCATGCTCAGGTTTTTTTATGTTAGACCAATCTGTTGAATACCAAAAATAATCAGGATCTTCCTCTTCTTCTTTAAGACCTATTCTAATTGTGTGTAATGGAATGTATCCCAATTCAAATGATTGTCCATCACGAGACCATCTAACTTCAATACAGAACCCATTATATAGTTCAAAATCTTTAGCCAAATATTTGAATAGATGAGATATTCTATTTTTCTCACACCATAATCTTAATCTCTCATCCATAATAGGTTTAAGACCAAAACCAGCACTCAATTTTGACTTCTTATTTATAATGGCTCTATTCAAACTTGAACCATAATTGTTATATAATTCCAATACATATACAGGATATTGATTGGAAGCCCCCCAACTTAAGAAATGGTAATCTCCTTTTTTCTCAAATTTATACACAGGTGGGATATACGCCTCGTTAAAAGTGAATATTTTAACTGGTAACGCTTTTTCGTCTTTTATTTCTTCATTCATAATTTTTATTCGTATACATATTTAGTTTGATTTGTTGGAACATATACAGGATGTTGTGTTGTTCCTGATGAATATATCCAAGCTGCTCCTGTCTCAACAATATCATTAGTGGTCAAACCAGTGATTGTAAGAGTATTTCCCGTCGTTTGCCATACCTTATAACTATATTGACCTTGAATTAAGTTATATGGTGTTAAATCAATTGGAAACCAATTCCATCTATAAATATTTGGGGATGTTTCACCCGTCAAAAATAATAAAGTTTGATCGTTAAGTTGTTTTCCATCTAACTCCAAAATATATGTCGTAGCCGATAATGGAAGTGTTGTATCCTCCCATAAGGTAAATGGTGTTAATGATGTCTGATAATTTGGTATCCTTATCATAGTTTTTTAATTAAATATTATTGATGTAATTTTGTTTGGTGTTAAATAAAAAACCCCCAAGTCAATCCAGACAAGGGGGTTATAAAGAAGGTCAGAAGACCTAGAAGAACAAATATTACAATACTGTGATTGTAGTTCCTACTAATGATCCGTTGATTAAGTAAGCGCCGTTAGCAGATTTCCAAGAAATAGATTGGTTAAGACCATTCATATCTCCAAGTAATACTCCTAAGTTAGCATCACCAGCAGATGCTCTACCAGAAGATTCAAGACCTAAATAGTAGTAATCACCAGCATTAGATTTAACAACAGCGAATAAAGGTGCTCTACCTAATTCCACCATTCTGTTTCTTACATTACAGTCAAGACCAATCAATTTGATTGATAATACTGATTCGTAGAATACTGTTCCGTTTTCACGAGAATAGTTTCCTGTTTGAACTAAACCTGCGTGTTCAATATCTTGTTCAAAAGAATAAACTGTAAGACCTGTAGTTGTAATACCTGTGATAATACCACAAGAATCTTGTTGTATAGCAACATTATCAACCCATTCTCCAATCCATACCTTCTCAACACCACCAATAGATGAACATCCTAAAACGTACCCATCAGTTAAATTACAAGTAAAAGACATATTTTTATTTTTATTTTAGTTTATTTTATAAGGGGGAATTACACCCCCTTGATTAGTTGGGTTGATTACAATTTGAAGTATACTACATATTCCCAGAATGCTGCGTTCACACCTGATTTCCATTTAGAAGCCATACGTACTTCTTGGAAATCTTGAGAATACCACAATTCAAAGTTCTCATAGTCATTCAATAAGTCACAACCAAAGAATAGGTTAGATTTAGTTGAGATGAAGAACTTGTTTGTACCGTTCAATCCTTTAACCGCTACCAATTTAACGTTAGAAGAAGGGATAGTGATCATAAAATCATTTGCTCCTGTTTCTACAGATGGATAGTTGTAAAGGTTAGCGTTTCTCAATGCTGTGAAATAAGTTCTTGCGAAGTCATAACCACAGTATAAGTATAAGTCATCCATTGCTACGATGTTAACAGGAATTACTTGGATAGCATCATCAACTAAACCAACGATGTTACCCGCTGTAATTGCTGTTGCTGAACTTACGTTACCATTAACAACAGAACCTGAATAAGTTGTGTTTGCTAATTTGATAAATCCATTACATAATCCTGTGTTACCAGTCAAAGATGTGTTACCTTGCCAAATCAATGTATCAATTAATGAACTGATTTGAGCTACTTTCTCTTCAGCGTAGATTTGCTCAAAAGGAATTTGAGTGTTATATGAACCAGGGTTCATCATTGCTTGAGTGTAGTATTGCTCAAGTGTATCCAAACAGATACTTTCGTTTACCTTTAAAGGACAAACATTAAGTGTGTTTTGAGTTAAGATAGTTTCACCTTCATCGTTGAATCCACATCCACCTGCTTGTGCTACTAAATCAGAAGACAACAAGTTGATTGATGCTGCTGACTTAATGTCTGGTTGGATTGTCAAAAATTGTGTTGAACGACCACCCAAAATCATTTTTTTGATTAAAGCCATACGCTCTTGATCCACGTATGCTGTTAAACCTGCGACGTTTAATGCCATTTTAGTTAATTTTTATTTAAGTTTATTTTTGTTTATTATCTTCCTCCGAAGAATTTCGCTCTCTCTACTTTATCTGCCGTTTTAGATAGAGAAACTTGTTTTTTAGTTACTGATTCAACAGATGGTTCCTTTGAAAATTTCTCAAATTTTTCTGTTAATTCAGAATTTTTTTCACTTACATTTGAAATAGTTTTTTTCAACTCACCCACTAGTATGGTTAATTGAGAAATTGCTTCAAACATATTTTTCATTTCATCTTTGTCTTCAGTTTCTTCAGTTTCTAATTCATTGATAAAACCTAATTCATCAACATAGATAACTAATCCACCTTCCAACTTGTGCTCTCCAGCCGGTGCTTTTGTAAAATTACCTTCAGCGTCCTTAACCAAAACCTCATCACCAACAGATAAAGCCTCACCTTTTGATAAGATTTTAACTTCAGTTCCGTCAACAAGTTTGGTCATAATTTCATTTTTGTAATCTTCCATATTCTCCTCAGCTACGATTGCGTCTTCTTGGGCTGAACTTGCGGTATCAGATCCCATTTCTGTTTTACCCAAATTTTCTTCGGCTCTGTATTCGTTGATTTCTTTGATGACGTTACCAACAGTTTTAATGGTTTTTCCATTGTTCAATAGATAACTTCCGTCGGGAAGATCAGTTTCAACTCCACCAATTACTTGTGCTACTTTTGATCCAACCGCTAAACTATCACTCAAACAACGAATGATCTCATTTGTTGCTGCTGTGTAATCCTCCATCATTTTTTGCTCTGCGAACAACTCCTTGATTTTGGCTAAAATGTTTGTTTTTGTGTTCATAACTTTTGTTTTAATTATTTTTATTTATTTATTGTTTAATACTTTTAGTTTTTAGGATTTAATTCCTTACCAAAACCAATGATTTTTTTGAGAGATCTCCCAAATTCTATCACTCTATCGGTAAGTCCTTTACCTTTTACCCACTTAATCTTCTCATCAATTGATGTATATTCTACCCATATCAATACGGAAGCAAAGAACTTGGTAAAAGCCCAATCAAACCAAATGTAATTTCTTGCTATTTCATTCACAATTACGTAATCAATACCGTAAGCGCTTATCAACACAACAAAATAGGTTATAAGTTTATGTGTGAGACCAATACGTGTCTTCTTACTTGTTATTTCTTGATTGGTATTCTTAGCATACCAACGACCTACAAAAGTGTCTATAATGGAAAATAAAGACACCAATAACGCCAATGGAAATAAAGGAGACACAAAGGCGAAGAATATCATTAGATAATGTTTCATTATTTAATATTTAATAATTTTTTAATTTTTAATTCCTTATCTTCATCACTATATGTTGAAGTAAGTATGCTTTCTAATTCTTCTTCTATACGAGCAATCATATCGTCCTCATATTTCTCAATAAAATAACCTTCTAAACTAAATCCATTGAACTCCCCTTGTTTGATTTGGTCCCAAACCTCATCATTTTCAACATAAAATGTTGCCATCCAAGTACCTTCAGGTAAATCAGGAAAAACTTTTGATTCATTTCTATCTCCAACAATATAACTTTCCACCATATATACCCCATCTTTGCGAGATTTTGGATCGTGATTTGTATTAACCTTGTGTATTTTGTTTTCTTTGAAATATTTCCTCATCATTTTTTCAATGGTTTCGGGTTTGAATTTAACCCAATATTTACCAAGATCAGGATTATAACGTAAGATTGGGGTTTCTGCCAACATAACAGGTGAAGTTACCATTCGTTTTTCTTCATTAAGATCACTAAATTCTTGTTTCTTAAAACCTGCCATACGTAATTCATTGTTGATTCTCTCCATTTTACGGATAGCCCATTCAACACCAACATCTCCACCCCAAGCATCCCACATAATTCCACCACATCCTTTATCATAAGGAACATCTTTATTTTGTTGATGTCTCTTAAATGAAGCCATGCGAGCAATTGTCTCAATTGAAATGTTTCTTCTACCACATAATTGATTGGCTCTTGACCAACCTGTACGTGTTCCACAATCAATCTCAGGATGTTTCTCTTTATATTTTAAGGCTCTACAAGCATTTTCACTTGCTATTAATGGATAATCATTATAACTGTCCTCTATGGTCTCAAATATTTTCCATTGAACATCAGTTGCTGGTCTATCTACAAATGAGATAGCATCCATCCCTTCATTCATATTATCCTCTTCAAAATCAAGATATAGAGTTGGTTCTTCCATATCCTTAAATACATATTTAATCATCTTGTCTAATTGTTAAAATTCAACACTTCGTTTTATTCTATTCACTCGTTTCTGTGAATCACTAATATCCGTTTCTACCACATATGCTCTGATAGGTTGTTGAGATTTATCTTGTTGGAATACTGTTGTTGGTAATCCTTGAGCATTTGAAGGTGGTAAATCAGGAACTAATTTTTTACCCCCACCCATTTCATTTATACTACTTAATAACTGAGGGTACATTTGTGCTGATTTAGAATTGATTACAAACTCACCTGGTGCTAATATTGACGGAACTGAATCAATATTTCCTGGTCCTATACCAGGTACAATACCTCCTTCTGCTGCCGTAAATTGTTCATTTGCTATCACACCAAATTGAACAGCCGCTAATCCACCAACTAATGCCGCTAATATAATATTAACAGGAGGGGCTGATGAACCTAATGCCTGTAATACAGCTTGAGCACCTGCTATTACAGCATTAGCCATATTTAACCTCTTATTAGTTTCAAATTCTCTTTTTCTTAGAATGATACTTTCAGCCTCTTTTTGTTGTTCTAATTCAAGTAATTTATTGTCATATTGTTCTCTTGATATAAGATTAGCATTTAACTGACCTTCTAAGGCTTCTTTTTCTTTTTCATAGACATTATTTATACGTTCTTCTTCATTTTTAAAACGTTGTTCAGAAATCATTCTGATCGTATTTTCTAAATGACTATATAATGTTGCTATAGCGTCTACATATTCTGAAATTTTTTCAACCGATTTATTAATTTTTTCCTCTAAAGTTTTTTCATCAGGAATTGGTGGTTTAATACCATCATTAATTTCATTAATTTTATCGGCAGTTTGTTGAGCCATTTGAATAACCTTCTGATCATATTCAGCTTGTGCTTGTTCTTTTTCAGATAAACTTTTTGATTCATCTTGTAATATAATATCTAAATTAAGTTTCGCTATTCTTTTCTGTTCCTCAAGATTTTTCTTTAAAAGTTCAATTTCCTTATCAGCAAATTTTGATCTAACTTCAATTCTTGCTTTATTTTTTTCTTCTTCTGTCTTTTTACCCTCTTCAGCTTGTCTAATTGCTTCTGATTTCTCAAATTCTATTTGAATTAGTTGTGTATTAGTTAAAATATTTTTTGTACTTTCTTTAATAAGTTCTTCTTTAGAATTATAATTTTCTTGAAGTTTGGTGACATCTTGTTTTCTATATTCATCTAATTGATTGAATAATGCTACTTCTTCATCTAACGCATATTTTGTCCAATTGGTTAAAATTTCTTCTCTTTTTTTAAAGAATTGTTCTTCTGTTTTTCCCTCTTTTTTGAATTTATCTTCGTATTTGTCAATCTCAGCCTTTGTAGCCCTATCAATAATTTTTTGTTTTTCATCACCATACAATTGATTTACAAGTTCAATGTCTTTTTGTAATGTATTTTTAATTCTATCGGTATTGAATTTCTCATTAGCTTCTTGAATTGCTCTTTGTCTCTCTAACTTATTGTTTGCTTTTTCTAAAACACCAGCATATTGATCAGTTACCTCGGTAGCAGTTTCAGTTGTTTTAACTGTGTTTTGAACTACAGGTACATATTTTTTACCGTTATTAGTAAGTTTATCAATTTCTTTTTGAAGATCACCGGCAGAAATTGCATACCCTTCAGCTCTTTCTTGGGCTCGTTGTAATTCAAAATTCAATTTAATTTGAGTATCAGTGAAAACTGAAACACCATATTTTTTTAAATCGTAATCAGAAATCTGTTGTTGAGTCCATTTAGTTTCTATTTCTCCATTTTTGTTGACAACACCACCATATTCTCTTGCGAATTTTGTTAATTCATCTTGAGCCTTAATCAATTCTCCAATTGCCTTTTGAGTTTCTTTTTCCTTAGATTGTTGTCTTGCTTTCAAAACCTGAAGAGCAATATATTCTTTTACAGATAAGTTAAGTTGATTTTGGAATGCCGTTTCATCTTGTAGATTTTTAAATGTAGTTCCATAAGTTGCGTTGATTTGATTGATCAATTTTACCCTTTCTTTGGAATTTGCGTTTGTATTTTTTAATTGGAAAACTAATTGAAGATAGGATCCAGCACTTTCACCTATCTTTGTATTTTCCTCATCAAGTTTTTTGTTATATTCCTCAGTTTCTTTTCTTAATTTTTCTTGTTCTTCAGCCGCCTTTTCTGAGTTATCACCTGCTGATAATAAATTATAAGCTAATAATCCAATTCCTGTTGCGATGGCAACAAATGGAATTGCGTTTAGAGCTGTAGCTAAGAATCCTGTAGATACTGCGGCCCCTTCTGCTGCCACT